CATATTGACCCAGATATTCATATTTTTAGTGAGGAAATTACGCATTTTTTCAGGAACCGCGAGAGCTACTTCAAGCTCGCCGCGCAAATACTCTAACCCGTGTTCATTAGCAGCCACAATAGGGTTTGCTTTTATCCAGTTACACTCATCCTTGATGTCATCGCCCTTATCCAGTTCATTGATCATCACAAAATACTGTTCATTGGTTTCTACTTTGTTTGGGTCTAAAATCCGAGAGACGTAATCATATTCCACCCGGTAAGCTGGATTGTTTAACTCAAAGCCAGCAGTCGTGATAATAATCATCAATGGCTGGTTTCTTGCTCCCATTCCAGAAGCAAGGATGTCATAAATTTCGGATGTTTTATGCGCGTGATATTCGTCAATAATGCCACATTGAGGGTTGAAACCGTCCCCTGTTTTACCAGCATCCTTAGATAAAGCTTTGATAATTGAATTTGTTTTTGGGTGCTCAATGGTACTGTATGCAATCCTGTATTTTTGCTCCGGTTTGTTTAAAAGTTCGCACCCTTCTATCTGGGCTTTTATCTCTTTCCAACATATTTGAGCCTGTTCAGTTTTTGTGGCTCCAATGTATACCTCCGACATGTTTTCACCGCTTGCCATAGCCTCATATGAAGCGACACAGGCCAAGCTCTGAGTTTTTGCATTTTTACGGCCAACCTGCCAATACACTTTCCTGAAACGGCGGAATCCCGTATCTTTGTGAACCCATCCGTAAACATTACCGAAAATAAAAATCTGTATTGGTTCAGGTACAATATTTTGTCCTTGTAACGGCCCCTTGGTATGTTTAAATTGAGTCATCCAAAAGAGAAAACGCCGAGCCTTCTCGTCATCGAATACGTAGGGAAATTCTCTTGTCCCTTCCCTTTTGATGTCTTTTAAGAATCGCTCACAAGCCCAAATATGCTTTTGACACGCAACAATCTCGCCCGATACCACATCGCGCGAGTAGTCAATCATAAACTGTTTAATTGTATTCATACATTATTGAACTCCTTTTCCGCTGCTGTTTTTTCGCGTTCTTCTTGGGTCTTGGTGATCGCGAGCTTGGCACGTGCAGACGGAGTGAGCCCAAAATCATTTGCAGCCGATTTCATTTGATCATAGAAGTTTTTCTGTCGTTTCAGGAGGGGATGCTCTTCTCCAATCAACTTGACCGGCTCCCCGTTTTCACCTTGACCCTCTGTATGAATCATGATGCCGTCTTCTTCAATAATTTTTGTAATAGAGATGTACTGAGAATAGGCGTTACAGTAGGCGGCTAACATGCTGATATCCGCCTCCGTCATAATTTCCACCTCAGATAATAAAGCAGCAATCCGCTTAAATTCTTTTTTAGCCACCTTATCCAGCCAGGTAGGCGGTTTGATATTTTCAGAGCGCATTTTCATCTTTTTTTCATGTTTGGCCCTGGCGGCAAGCTCTTTCGTATTCTTTTTATTTGGATTGCCCTGTATTAATTGAAGGGCTGCGGATTTTGCAGGTCTCGGCATGTTTTCTCACCTCATTTCTTAAAAAAATTGCAATTTTGCGCTTGTTTTTTCTCAGTCTCATGGTATGATGAAAGCAACAACAAAACCAGTCATATCAAGCCCTCTCGGCAAATTTGCCGGGAGGGTTCTTTGTGTTTTCGGGAACTTTGAAAAGCGGTGTTTGTTTGCAGAAGAGGGGGCGCCGTTCCCGAGGCGGTTGCTTCCCAAGGATTTTCATAGGGGGGTATCCCTACTTGACCGGCTTACTTCGGTCGCCGTGAACCTTGTTATGGCAAGCATTGCAGAGACTTTCGAGATTTGAAAGGTCTAAACGCTTGGACCAATCCTGCTTTACCTCCACAATATGATGGACCATGTCAGCGGGCGTGAATCGATGTTCTCTCAAGCATTGCTGACAAAGACGATTGTCTCGAAGCAAAACAAGTTCTCTTGTTCGTTTCCAATCTGTTGATTTATAAAAACTTGTTATTGTTTTGTTTCTTGAATGTTTGTTGTAATATTTCGTTTCCTCCTGCTGAACGTGCTTATGGTCAGGGCAGTAGCCCTCCCTGGTAAGGGTCTTACACCCGTAGGCCTTACACTCCCTTAATGGCTTAGGTGGCATTGTAATCCTCCTTCAGTATCAAACACTTATTGGTTCAGCTCTTCATTTGCTTGCTCGACTAAAGGCTGCATAAGTAGGCCAATACGCTCTTTTAAACTGAAATACTCTGTCAAAAGGCGCTCGGCTTTCTTTAGCCTCTTGGCTTTCGCATATTGGTTCTTTACACCTCTAATACGCTTTTGTAGGGCTCTAATTTGTGGGGTGGTCACGGAGAACACAGCCCTATGCTGGCAAGAGGGGCATTGAATATATCCAATTTCAACACCATTCTCCCTTTTCTTCTCCCGCAATAAAACCCCGTGAACCTCGCCGCAATACTCGCATTTTGATTCCATCCAGATCATCTCCTCAAATAAAAACGTCCTCTCCTTAGAAAAGATACTACAATTCAACCTTCAAAAATTAAATATTTTACATATTATACCATGTATTATTTTATCACCCCTTCCAATAATATAATTGACAATAAAAAAAGGAGGAAAATAAATTGTCAACAAATGACGTACAAGCTGGTCTACAATGTGTAACAGGTGAGGTGATAATACAGTCTAAAACAGCTAATGATGTAATAGTTCTAGATGAAAAAAACGATCAAGAAATTCAGGCTCGAGAAAAAACTTGGAACTTTGGATCACACAAAATTAAATCTGTTGATGATCATTTATTAGGATTATTAGATAATGTAAGAGCTGTTTTAATTGACCCTCAAACAAATGATAGTGATTATTTAGTTTTTTCTTGCCACGTTACCGGTGTAGGTTGGAAGTGTTGGTCTTTCCCTGCCTATGTTACTTTATATGATTCGAACAAATCACCTATATGGCAGGTCAATTCAAATATTAAAATTGATTGTAAATCTGACTACCCTTTTGTGTTTGAAGAAAAAGTAGACGCCAAAATCTTTGACTTAGCTACATATGCGGGTTTCGGTTGGCATGGCGCCACTTTTTATCAGTGTTAGCAAACTACTTAAATGAATAAATAAAGATTAACCGGGTTTAGACTCAAAGATCTTTCCAAATAGACATAAGATATACTAAACCCGGTTTACAGAGAATATAAAAAAACACCCAAAAAAGGGTGTTTAGCTTTTAATTTTAATCTCTTTTTTAATCTGTATATTTAAACTTTTTAGAGTAGTATTAATTTCTTCTTTAAGTGATTCAGTTTTATCTGGTTTCTCGTTTGGATCTGGGATTTCATAAGTAACTAGTAAATTGTGCATTTTCTCTTTAGTTTCATTTGCAATCTTATTAATTTCATCAGATGAGAATATTGCAATTTCATTGACCCAATTATTTAATTCTATACATTTATTTCTTGCCTCATATAATCTATTACGCTTAATGAATTTAGCCACTAACTCGGACGCTTCTTTGCTTGATCTTTTAAATGCCTCTAATACATCTAACTCTTCTTGCTTTGTCAATTTCAGAATTTCACTTGTATAATTACGAACATCCTCTTCATTAGAACGTTCAAAAGACGGGTAACTAATAAAAGTATCGCGACAGGAAAGTAGAGCACCATGTGCTTGTAAAGATTTTTTATATAATTCTGGGTACATTTCATATTTCTTATTCATAGAGAAAGTATGAAAGCCCATTTTCTTTTCAAGCCAATGTTTAAGTAGTTGTAATGCTGAATTGAATACCAAAATAGACATTGTACTTAAGATTATCTTGCCAAAAAATGCTGCATTAAAAATTTCATCCATTAATATCCCTCCCACCTTATTATCGGTGAAAGAAAGAGACAAGGGAATAACATGCAAAATTTGTCGAACGATTCCCTCCTTACGCTAAACGCTTATTAAAATAGCGCCTTACATATACTCCGGGAGGACGCCAAGCATTGTAAGACGGCATGTCCAAAAAACATACTGCTTACAAATCTCCCGATACCAAAGCCGCAAGACTAGCGCGATCCGGCTCAGAATGTTCCTCCCGTTTGGCTTCATTCTTCATCGCCTTAATTTGAGTATCCGAATTCACCTTGATAAGGGAATGGTGCGCCTCCCGTTATTTCTTGATAAGTAAATCTTATCGACAAATCACACATAAAAATTCCCCCTCTTTATCCCCCCGATTATCGGAAAAATGTCGGGATTTTGTCGGGTTTTTCTCGATAAAAAAAGCACTCAGATAATTCCGAGTGCTGTTGCTATGCGGTAAATCGCCCGCTGCTTTATTTCATAATAAGTATCTTTTTTCATGCCGAGTTCCATATATATATTAATGTCTTTCACCCTGGCAGCCGTCAGATATTTCTTTTCAATGATCAAACGTTCCTCATCGTCCAAGCTGTTTTGTAAAGCCCGTTCCATCTGCTTGACCTTAAGCTCGTTAACGGAAAATGAATCCCGGAGAGAAGGGAAAATGTTAATGCCGGCAGATGAACATTCTTTTTTATTCTCTAATTGGACTTTAAGCGCGCGGTAATTTTTCAATTCTTTGATGACTATTTTCCGGACGGCTTTCTCGTCTACATCATCGAGAAAAGATAGCTGTTCCTTTGACATCCTTCCCCTCCATTCGTTCATTTTTCTTTTTCCCATTCTTGAATCCGTCTTTCAGCAATCTCCATCCAGATGAATGGAGCAATAAGAATGACGATTCCTATAATTAGATATATCATGATTACCTCCATATTAGTTCTGTGTTCCATCGTTTTCTTTCATAAGTTTCTTTCCGATTCCATCATTTTCTGCACAACACTCTTCCCCAACTCGTTAAATTTCTGTATTATAAAATATGGTTATTAAAGGAGGATTTGAAAATGAATACTGATAATGTTATTTTGCGTGTACACAATCTGATTGAACAAGCATATAAAGAAGCTGCTGGTTCCTCTTTAGCCTCTTATAGAGAAACTTGGGCAAAAGTATTTGAAGTAGATGAAGATGATACATCTTCATTATTATCTTCACTTTCATTACTTTTTGAATCGTTGAGAACAATCAGATCAATTATTGAATCTCATCCAAGTTTGAACGATGAAAAAAATATGGAATTTTTAAATCAAATTGAATTAGGGATTTATCATGTTAATTTAAAAGATGGAACAATGGGCGAGTTTTATAAACATATAAAAACCGAGACGCTTACAGCATTCTATTATATTGGTAAAACTCTATCTCTACTTAATGAGTTTTCGGTAAATGAACTTGACTCTGAAGAAATCAATTCCCTCATTTCAGAAATTGAAGAGTTAACGCATAATTTTAGTATTTCTACTCTCCCTGATAAACTCAAACTTATTGCAATAAACAAATTAAATTTAATTAGAGAGGCTTTAACACAATATGCAATTACCGGACCAAAAGGTATTGAAGATATCCTTGAACAAACAATTGGATCAGTATGCTTAAATGCGGATTCTTTCATACCTGAATCAAACTCTCCTGAAGTTAAAGGTTTCTTTAAATTTATTAGAGAGTTATCTCAACTATTAGGCGTTGGAAATTCCGCAGCTCAATTCATTGAACATATAACTAAATTTTTACCGCCAGTAAAGTAAGGAGGAAATGACCTCCTTACTTCTTTTTCATTTCACCCTCTGAAACCGCTGCTCTCTGCTTACATCATCAATATTCATTTGATAGTCAGCCTCACGGACGGCAGCAGCAAATGATTCAATCCCTTTTTCCCAAAGACCATGACGCTCAATGATTTCCGAAAACTCTTCAACGTCATGCTCGCGGATTCCCCAACTGTCAGGATCTTCTGCGGGTCCGTACATAGTAACCCATTTGCTTGAGTCATTCGGATCTGGTTCCTCCCATTCCGCGCGGGTAAAATGACAAAGCTCATGATCGATCAGGGCGGCACGCTGCTCTTGGTTCATCGTCTTCCATGCTTCCTTATTGATGAATACAAAAAGCATGTAATCAGTCATATGGCGCTCAAAGGCCGTGCATTTTTTCGCCTTCCCGGCCCATTTGCTGTTGCCCTCCCGGATGTAAAAACCAATGTGTTTCTTTGCATCTTTTAAATGTGGGTGGTGCTCTTCGATTAAATTTTCGGCCAGCTGCCGCACCTCTTGTGATTCTTCAAAACCTACAAATGCCATGATCATCTTCCCCTTTCAATTAATTTCTTTTTGAATATTTCGTCTAATTCAGTCAATGAAAGCTCGTACAGCTGCCGACCGTCAGGCGTTTTAAAAAATCCCATTTTAAGCAGCCGCGCTTTAAGCTCGTCCTTTTTCCTTTCACAATAAAGGGCCTTCATTAAGTCATTCACAACAGGCCCCCCTTTAACAGCTCCCGGGCCATATAATGAAAATGGTGATAGATATAGTTTCCGGTCGCGCTCGGATTAATAAAAACGGTTGAGAAATTGTAACGAACTTCAAACGTTTTTAAGCTGCCAAGCAAAGATTGCGGCTTATATTGTGAGCGATATTTTCCGTTCAATATTTTTTGGTAGCCTTCCAGATCCTCCACAAGAAGAGTGAAAGGGTGTTTGGCTGCACGAATCAATTCATTTTCAAACCGGGAACGGTCCTTAATGGATTGAACCAGCTCATCAACTCCATTTTTCCGTTCTATAGCAGCGTTCAAATACATGTCCCGGCTGATCCCGTATTCCTCGTTTTTCGGGATCATGGCGGAATAATCGCCCGTCTTCATCCCTTTGAATTTGATGGATACGTTCTTTTTTCGGAGATAGTCAAGAACATGCTGGTTCTTCTGTTCCCTCGTATCCACAATAATGATCATGCTGTCGAGAATATTTTTTAATTCTGTATCCGAATAGTTATAGTGAATAATCGTCATGCTTTCTTCCCCTTAAAGTACGACATGGCCCTTTCATAGATTTCTAAAGAGAGTTTGTCCGTTTCTTCATCCTCAAAGTTCGCAACGGAGCTGTTCAGATCTCTCCAGCCGTTCTCCCAAAATAGAACAAGCAATCTCGCGGCTTTGATTGCCGCATCCCACTCATGATTGAACCAGTCGTCTATTTTTGGATTCATTTCTTGATCTATGCCCATAAAATAATTGATGATTTTATCAATGGTCTGTTTGACTTTATGATCCTGCACTGAGTATTCACCTTTTAAATACTGGATGAGCCGTTTTTTATAAGACTGAACAAATTCCACAAGTTCTGGATAGACGTTCTCCGGATTCTCAATATAAAGGTCATCCCCGTCCAGTACTAAAGGTGATCCCAAAAAGGCAAGGTCATCACAAATTTGTTTTGGGTACAAAATTATCACCTCATTTAAAAAGGGGTTACTAAAGGGTTATCGAACTTAAATTTCAGTAACCCTTTAAAAACTCAGTCATATCAAGGGTTTCAAACTCTTTTGGGTTACTGGGTTATCAAAGGTTACCTATTTTTCTATTAAAGTCTATATACTTATATATATATATTATTTTTTTATTTATTTTTTTCATGAGAACGGAACATAGAATTTAAGTAACCCTTAGTAACCCCTAAATAATGTAAAACCTCACAAACCCTTATATATCAATGGTTAAAGCTTCTTTCTATTGATAGAAGCGACCTTACTTGGGTTACTTTTTGAAGAAAATTCAGTAACCCTTTCAGTAACCCGCCCATCATTATTCTGCAAAAAGCTTCCTCCGGCATATTGATTTAATGTCATCCCATGAATAAATGTCTTGTTTTTTGCACCTTTTTCTTTTTTAAAACCTCGAATTTCTAATTGACGATAAAAGGCGCGATTTTTTAACTCAACATCATCATTTTCATAACACCAATCTTTGTATTCCTTATAAAGTTCCTTTGCTTCGATTTTTGCGGCCGGATGAGTGACACACTTTTCAGCAAGAAAAGGGGCGAGAATGTCCATATCCTCCCGGTAGCCTTCCGTCGCCTTCCTGATCGCTTCCGGTTCTCCCAGGCCTTCCTTCTGCCACTTCAAACAGCCCTCAATAGCCCATCGCAGGATCCCTGGCATTTCCGCAGCCAGTTTCTGCGGCAGCTTCTTGTCTACTTTTTCTTTTGGAATTGTGACAGTAAACGGAATCAGCCGGATCCGGCGCCAAATCCCCTCATCGCTGCCTTTAACGATCGGTTTATGGTTTGTGGTAAAGAAGACTTTAAATTCCGGTGTAAACTCAAAGTATTCCTGGCGAAGAAAACGCGCTGACATCTTTTCGCCGCCGGTGATCTGCTTCACCAACGATTCAGACAGCTGCTGCCCCTCTTCACTCTCGACGGCCGACACAAACCGGGCGCCGTCCAACCTGGCAATGTCATTGTTTATGGCGCTGTCATTTTTCTTCTTTATGAAGGTGTCGCTATTTGTCTGCCGCCCATAGTCCCCGAACAGGTGCTGAACAGTATTGATAAAGGTTGATTTACCATTCCGACCGTTTCCAAATAGAAAGAACATGACCTGTTCTGTGGTGTCCCCGGTCAGCGAATAGCCAATTGCCTTCTGCATGAAATCAATAATTTCATAGTTCGGCGCGCCATGGTCATCTATAAAAATACTTTCCAAGAAAGCTTTCCAGTTCGGACAGTCGGCGTCCGGTTGATAAGAGACAGGAGATATTTTTGTAAAAAGCACATCCCTATCATGCGGCA